CACAAAATATAAGAAGGAAAGCTGGATTTCCTACCTTTGTGTTTCCATTGTCGAAGCATTGGTCAAACCCTATTTGATGCAAGCTCAGCATACTTTCACCATCAAATTTCTGAGACACGCGTGCTTCATTGGTTTTGAGGACCCTAGAGTTGTTCTTGACCACGAAGAGATCGATATTCCCTGTGAAGTGGAATTTGATTGCAACGCTGAGTCCGTTTGTTTGGTGAGAGCCCACAACCAACCGTATAGCGAAGGAGAAGTTAAGAACTATTCTGTTTACTTTAACAGTGGTCTTAACGACTACTACGGCCCACTACTCCCTGTTTGGTTAGAGATTGTGTGCCGGGTGTGTGCTACCTCTTATTCCTTTGTCTTGGCACCAGAGGATCTGGAAGACGAGGCTGGTCGAGTTTCGAGGAAGTACGCTCCTTGTGAAAACGGGAAAGTGTTTCAGCGGGCTGTGCGGCGCGCAACAGGAGAGGAATACTTCTATTCGTGTCGAAAGAAAGTTTGCCGAGAATGTATCATCCGAGCTGCAAGGGCTATGTCCTCCTCCTAGCCAATATGGCAAGCTTCGCGATCCTTGTGGACACGTTCCTTATGGGGGTGCACAACCCCTCACACGTTGTCCCGGTGGTGGCATTGATGACTTTGTGCGCTACTCCGCTTTGGTTGAGCGCCTCATACGTGATTTACCTGCTCAGGTACATGTTGGTGAGGTTGTCTCCTGAGGCAAAGCAGGACAGAGTCTACTATACCGCTACTACAGCACCGTATTTCGATCCGGCGCTGGGGGTCATGATGCAATTTGCTCCGAGCAGCGGTGGGCCGAGTATTGAAGTTCAAATCAACCCTTCATGGATAAGTCTGTTGGGTAGCTCCCTTAAGTTAAACGTAGGTGATGCTTCCAATGAGTCTGCTGTGTTGGGGTCCTTCTACTCACCCGTTAAAGCTGGAGATGAACCAGCAAGCTTAGTGGCTATCAAGAGTGGACCTACTACTATTGGTTTTGGTTGTAGAACTAAGATCGATGGTGAGGACTGCTTATTGACTGCCCATCACGTGTGGTGTAATTCGATGCGCCCTACTGGCCTGGCGAAAGCTGGCAAGCAGGTTTCTGTTGAGGATTGGGAGATTTCCATGTCCTCCAGTGATAAGATGCTCGATTTCGCCATAGTGAGAGTACCGACTCATGTCTGGTCTAAGCTTGGGGTCAAATCCACCCCGCTGGTTTGCCCGTCGAGCAAAGATGTCATAACTTGTTATGGTGGTTCCAGTTCTGACTGCCTGATGAGCGGTGTTGGTTCTAGTTCAACTTCTGAGTTTACTTGGAAGTTGACCCACACCTGTCCTACAGCTGCCGGTTGGAGCGGTACGCCGCTGTATTCAAGTAGAGGCGTGGTTGGAATGCACGTCGGTTTTGAGGAAATAGGAAAACTCAACCGGGGTGTAAACATGTTCTATGTTGCGAATTACCTCTTAAGGTCTAATGAGACTCTCCCACCGGAGCTTTCCATTATTGAAATACCTTTTGATGATGTTGAGACCCGGAGTTATGAGTTTATTGAGGTTGAGATAAAAGGTAGAGGTAAGGCTAAACTTGGTAAGCGTGAGTTCGCTTGGATTCCAGAATCAGGCAAGTACTGGGCTGATGAGGATGAAGATGAGCTGCCACCTCCTCCAAAGTTGGTGGGCGGGAAGTTAGTGTGGGAAAACGCTCAAGAGACCGTCGCTGTTGAGAATTTAAACTGCCAGCGGGCGGCAGGGTCAAGGCCCTTGCCGCCCTCTTTGAACTTGCATGCTACGAGTTCCGCGAAGGAGAAGTCGCCTCTTCCAAAGGCATGCCACTCCGATTTGCTGGGAGAACGTCTTGCAAGTTTAGAGAGCTGTGTAGAAAAGATACTCCAGAAGATGTCTTGCGAGCAGTACCTACCTTCCCAGAGCTCTCAGACTACTCTTGGCCAGAGCGAGGCTCCAAAGCTGAGCTTGGCTCCTTGTTATTACAAGCAGGAAAGTTTAATCCTTCCAGAGTCCCAACAAACCTTGAAGGAGCTTGTCAAAACCTCCTTGAGCGCTACCCCGCCTCCAAACCCTGTTGCTGCCTTAGATCAGAAGCCTGGTCCTTCGACGCAGTCTTTGAAGAAGTCTGTAAGAAGGCGCAATCGGCGGAAATCAACGAAAAAGCCAGCCCAGGGGTCCCCCTCTCCCGCCTCGCCTCCACCAACAAAGACCTCTTGAAGAGGCATTTGCAACTTGTTGCTCTCTGTGTTACTGAAAGACTCTTCTTACTTAGCGAGGCGCCAGATTTGCATTACTTGAGTCCCACTCAGTTGGTTGAGTTAGGGTATTGCGATCCAGTGCGCATCTTTGTTAAGCAGGAGCCCCACGCCTCCCGAAAGGTGAGAGAGGGTCGATTCCGCTTGATTTCATCAGTCTCGTTGGTTGATCAGCTAGTTGAGCGCATGCTCTTCGGGCCGCAAAATCAGCTTGAGATCGCTGAGTGGGAGAGAATTCCGTCTAAGCCTGGGATGGGCCTGTCACTTGATAGGCAAGCTCGCAGCTTGTTTGGCGACTTGAGAGTTAAACACTCTCGTTGCCCTGCTGCTGAGGCTGACATCTCGGGTTTTGACTGGTCTGTGCAAGACTGGGAGCTGTGGGCTGATGTTGAGATGAGAGTAGTTCTAGGCGGCTTTGGCCAGACATTGGCTAGGGCTGCTAGGAATAGGTTTTCGTGTTTCATGAACTCAGTCTTCCAGTTATCTGACGGTACATTGATTGAGCAACTGCAGCCGGGAATAATGAAGTCTGGATCTTACTGCACCTCCTCAACCAATAGCAGAATTCGTTGCCTTATGGCTGAGCTCATTGGCTCCCCATGGTGTATTGCTATGGGTGATGATTCTGTTGAAGGATGGGTTGATGGCGCAAAGGACAAGTACATGAGGCTAGGCCATGTTTGCAAGGATTACAAGCCTTGCGCCACGACTCCTGAAGGCGACCTATACGAGGTAGAGTTCTGCTCACACGTTATTAGGGCTAACAGGTGTTGGTTGGCTTCATGGCCCAAGACTCTGTTTAAATACTTGTCTGAAGCTAAGTGGTTCTTTGAGGATATCGAGCGCGAGCTTGAAACTTCGCCCCACTGGCCTAGAATCAGACACTATCTAGTGGGGAATACTCCATCGCCCCACAAAATTGGAAAATCAAGTCCTCCCTATGGCGAAAAGGCTTTCGAAACAACAGTTAGCCAAGGCTATAGCGAACACTCTGGAGACGCCACCCCAGCCGAAAGCTGGGCGGAGGCGAAACCGGAGGAGGCAGCGTTCTGCTGTGCAGCAGCTTCAGCCTACCCAGGCTGGAATATCCATGGCCCCGTCTGCTCAGGGTGCTATGGTGCGGATTCGTAATCCCGCTGTGAGTAGCTCGCGCGGGGGAATCACAGTCTTGACCCATTCTGAACTCTCAGCTGAGATCGGAGTGACGGACTCGATAGTGGTTTCCTCTGAGCTTGTGATGCCCTACACAGTGGGCACTTGGCTTCGAGGCGTTGCTGCTAATTGGTCTAAGTATTCGTGGTTGAGTGTTCGGTATACGTACATTCCCTCTTGTCCATCGAGTACTGCTGGTTCTATCCATATGGGTTTCCAGTATGACATGGCGGACACGGTGCCGGTATCAGTTAACCAGTTGTCTAATCTGAGGGGTTACGTTTCTGGGCAGGTCTGGTCAGGTTCTGCAGGACTGTGTTTCATTAATGGAACAAGGTGTTCTGACACTTCCACCGCTATCTCCACCACTTTGGATGTGAGTAAGCTTGGCAAGAAGTGGTACCCGTATAAGACCAGCGCAGATTACGCGACCGCTGTTGGCGTTGACGTCAACATTGCTACTCCCCTGGTCCCGGCTAGGCTAGTGATAGCTCTGCTGGATGGGTCGAGTTCCACAGCTGTGGCTGCTGGACGCATTTACTGCACCTATACAATACAGATGATCGAACCAACTGCCTCAGCCCTGAACAACTGAGAAGTTGTAAAACATTGGAAGGCTTCCCTTTGGAAAGGAGGCTGGATCTTCACAAATCCACCGAGGTTTTGGAATGGAATGCTCGTTAAATCCATTCCCGCGAGAAATTGGCGCGTAATCCAAAT